TTCGCTACCATGAGACCTGGGTGTGTGTATGGGGTTTATAAAAATTAATTTCTTCAGAAAAAAATTCTATTTCACCACTTTTATACATTTTGACTTTAGTTTGAACGTCATTGTTAATCTCAAATCTAACAATATCGTCTGAGTTGACAAACTCCAAGTTTCCTACAATCTCTGTGCCGTTACTATCAACTTCAAGTCGTTTGCTGCCGCTACTTCTGAGCGTACAGCCAGTGCTGCCGAAATTTGCAAAAGTTATGGTGCTTGCTGTGTTTGTCAGATATACATCAGCTGCGAGAAGTCCTAAGCGTTGTGTACTGTAAATCTTGTTTATAGTGCTTTCATGAAAAAGTTGAAGGTCGTCATCAGCGCCAAGCTTTATTTTGTACGCATCACCAAGGCTTATATCGCCAGTGACTGTAACGCCAGCGCTAGTGGTTTCAAACTTTTTAGAATTTGAGTGGTAAAGCTCTGCTTGTCCAGCTGCAAGAAATTTTGCTTTTGTTAGGCTTCCAGCGCTATTGAGTATTGACAAATTATCTGCAGTAATTTCCAGGTCTCCACTGTTGTTGTCAGTAATAGCGTTATCGCCAAGATGCACTGCACCAGTTACGTCAACACCATCGTCAGCTGTTCTTATCTTTTCAACGTTATTATGATACAGTATCACTGAGGCATCAGTATTAAATTGCGCTTTATTTTCAGTGCCAGCAGCATTTTTTATTGCAACATTGTCACCGCTTAACACTAAACTGCCACTACCGCTTTCCTTAATGACAGAGTTGTTGTTAGTCGAATTGTGAAAAATTTGCAAATCATTGTCATTCCCAAACGTATATCGTTCATCGTCATTAAGGGAGGCTTTTCCTAGCTCAATAACCGTCCCACCATCGGTCTTTGTAAAAACCCCACCATCGGTTGTGTTGATGGCAAGTTCACCTACGACAAGATCCGAAGCTGCGGGATCAGTAGTGCCGCGCTTTTGTTTGATGGTATTTGCCATCAGTAAGTGCCACCGTCTAGTTCAAAGCTGCTTACCGCTCCATTTTCTAGGAACGTTACAAGGTCACTTAATGCAACCTGGACCATCGTACCAGCATCATTTGTAACGAGTCTATCCGTTGCAGCTAATGTAGTTGCTGTAGCCGAAGTGCCACCATCAATAACTCCAATTTCGTTAGAAGTCAGCAGAGCAAGTGCCGTTGCACCTCCTGTCTGCATTCCAGACAATGTATCTAGATCAGAGTCATGTGATTGAACATCACTGCCAATTGCTAGTCCAAGAGCCGTTCTGGCATCTGAAGCTGAGGTTGATCCTGTTCCGCCGTTTGCAACGGTAATCGTACTTGCATTCCAAGTACCAGTAGTCAACGTGCCAACAGCCGTAAGACTTGAACTAGTAACGCCAGAGCCAAGAGTGCTACCGCTAAGGACAGACGTTCCAGCGATCTTAAATTCTTTGCCAGAAGCAAGATCAAGGTGTTCGCTAGCAGTCCAACTGTCGGTACTGTCTACCCAATTAAAGGTTTTGTCGGTTGCACCTTTCAGCGTAATGCCACCACCATCAGCCGTTATATCGGTTGGAGTGGTAACTGATCCAAGCTCAAGGTTTTTATCATTAACCGTCACAGTGGTCGATTCCACTGTTGTAGTTGTGCCGTTTACATTCAGGTTTCCTGTAACTGTTAAGTTATTGCCGAATGTCGTATTGCCTGACAGCGTTGCACCACTCAGATCAACCGTTCCAGTAAACGTCTTGTTGCCACTGATTGTTTGAGCAGTATCAAGTGTCGCAAACGCCCCATCACCACCAATCGCAATAACCGACGAGCTTGTGCCATCCCCGTCATCACCTAATCCGTAGTACAGCTTGCGATCATTGGCGTTTTCATTGAACGCCAGTTCAGACGGCGCAAGTGTTGAAGGTGCTCCAGCGGCTCCTGTACCAGCACGCTTCTTGATGCGAATAGTGTTGGCCATGTCAGAAGTCCCCGCCTTTTACGATGGTGCGAATGGTCCAAGTGTCATCTGCACGATACTCGCCAGAAGCAGAGTCGTAATAGATAACGCTCTTGTCCACCTTAGCAGTGCCGTCAAAAGCAAACACTGCTGGGCCTTGCGGTCCTGCAGTTGTTGCCGTAACCGTTGATGTCTTAGGTACTTGAACGACTGTGGTTACACCTGCCGTAGTTACCTCAACAGTATTTGTTTGCGTGGTGACGTTTACTGTTGTCATGGTGCGGTATAACCTTGGCTGACAAATATAATGCCTTCTAGGTAATACTCACGTTCTCCACTAGGATTTTCAAGCAACACGTCGTATCGCAGCTCGTCAGGAAAAGTCGCCGTCTGCGTATCGGTCAAACTAATCTTGATCTGACCATTGCTGCGATTGGTGTAAGCAACTGTGAAATCAGCTGACTTTGTGGTGCGGCCCTCGTTCCATGCCTGTGCGTAGGCTGTATATCCTGTTAAATCAATAACACTACCGCTGCTGTCCTTAAATTGCAGGTCAAGCGAGAAGTCTGCTCTACGTTGCAATGTGACGTTATGTGTGCCTGGTTGTACTGCCATCAAGCCAAGCTCTCTACAGCAATCCTACCAACCCGAACAGCTTGTGTCATTCCTAAGTGTTGTTGGCGGATTGAGTCCAGTCAGTAGTCGTTCCAGTGACGAACGTATCGCAGTTGCTGGTGTTGCCGACAATCACGCCTGATCCAACCACTGACAGCGCAGGAATGCTGTTTCGGTCATCTTTTGAAAACGTATTCCCTACAATTGCATTTTTAGTTGAATGGCCAAGGTTAATGCAAGCAGCAGTTGGCCGCAAAAATGTATTGCCGGTGATTGTAGACCTTCTTAAAACTGCCCCAGACTCAACCTCAACGCCATCAGCATGATTGTTTGAAACAGCAGCGCTTGAATCAGTGTCCGTTCCACCAAAGAAATTCCCTGTTATTACCATGTTCTCAACGGTACTGCCGGATTCGATTAAAATATGAGAGACTGAGCTCCTAAAGTTGACGTTTGCAGAAATGACTGCGCCAACAAGTCGCACATTATTTGTTGCTTTAAGCAAATGACCGCCAACGTCGTTTTGGTTGCTAGCAATCAGCAGTCCATGCAATTTATTGTTAGTAGTGGGCGTTCCTGTTGCACAAAAAACTTCAACGCAAACCGCGTCTTTTGTCATGTGAAATGTATTGTCGCGCACGATGGTTTTACGGAAACCGCCGGTTGCAGCAGTTTGACCGTCAGAATCAACTTCTGGCGATGCCGTTTGAGCGTATGACAAACTAATTGCACGCATGTCACCACTGCCAGAGCCAGAAGAAAACGTACAGCCAGCTACGCGCATGTTGCGTCCTAGATAAGTAATAATCCCCGCTCCAGTGGTTGTAAGAGTTGCGCGACCACTAAAAACGCAGTCATCAATTGAAGAATCCATATCAGCCCGCGAATCATTGCCGCTGTAATAAGCTCTCTGAAATAACAGCAGCGCTTTAGTTTTGTGGTTGTCGGGGTCGGACCATTCAATATCAAGCCCTCTTATGCGAGTTTTATTGGCAAACCAAAAACCACACGCAATAATTGCCGTTTCATTGTTAATTGTTGGCGCGGTAGCCGATGCCCCTGTAATTCTTATGTCTGGTCGGATGCCTGCATCTTGAGCTGACAGCTTTGTGCCTGCTATTTTGAAAACAACAGGTGTGCTGCTATCTACGGTATAAACGCGACTAGGTAGAATCCAATCGCCACCATTGTCACCAATGTGCTGAAAATAGCTATACCAATTTGTAACATCGTCAGGATCAATGCCATCAGCAGCAGGCAGCTCGTCAATAATCCTTGTTCTGCTGTCTAGTGCGCTAAGTACAACAGTTTTCCAAGTATTACTCGCAGTGCAGACATGAATTGCTCCTTTGTCCCAGGCAATTTCCCCTGCTGTTCCAGTAGCAGAAGCTGATGCAGGCGTATGCGTTGGAAGTACTGGACGCAGGCTTAGCGTGACATTGGACGTATCAATAGAAGCGCGTTCTGTCCCGCCAGTAGTGATTGCCAGCTCATCGCTTCCCGCCAAATAAAGTCCAGTGTTGCTGTCACCATCAAACGAAATGCCTGGAGCTGTCGCTGTTCCAGCAGAAAACGTTGAGCCGGAAGGGAATACATCAAATATGCTTGCAAGCGTTGCTTTTTTGGTTTGATCGTTTTCTAAGTCAACGATCGGCACGACATCTGTCGTCTGAGGAGTCGTGTAGGCAGTCAGTTCAGAAATTTTGACGTTTGCCATGCCAAACCTGCAGCGACACTTGTCAGCTTAACTCTAACAGGGATTAAGTGGTGGAATAAACCACGTCCTGGTTGGCGTCTAGGCTGTTTGTGCCGCTTACGTTTACAACGTCAGATCCAGATGGAGCAGTGCCGATGTTTCCAGAAATTCGACAACCATTGTAAGTACCAGTAATGCCGCCGCCAGAATCGCACATATGCACAATGTTGTCATTTATAATACTTCCCTTAGCGTCAGTTGCGTCAAGCAGTCGAGCGAATCTAGTTTGACCGGGATTCCCAAAAACTGTATTACCAACAAACGTTGAATAGTAAAACTTGTTAACACTAAACGCAATTAACGCTGTAGTGTTTTGATTCACTTGACAGGTGTTATTCATGATAGAAGCACCTTCTAAAATAACGTTTGACCGCTGAGCATTGAGAAGCGTGCCATTGGTCTCTTGTGTATTGCTGGAAAATACAAAGCCCCGCAAGCGCGGCTCGCCACTAGAAAAATTAGTAGGCGCATGAATGTCTACACTTGTCGGGTAATTGTGAAAAGTGTTTCCATGAATCAGAATACGCTTCCAACCCAAAGTGGACTGCACAACATTTTCAGCCGAGTTGTTGTAGTAACTAAGCTTAATGCCGCGCCCGCTAGTGCCACCAGTTTTAAAGCGGCAATTGTAAACTTCTAAATTGCGGCCACGATAGTCAATATCGATAGAAGAGGTTCCGCCAAAGCTGTTAAATACACAGTTAGAAATAGTTGAGTCCATATCATCTTCACGCGCATCGCCGCCTGTGTCAGCCCTTCTAAACAGCAAGGTCGAGATATCAGCCGTTGCCTTGAAAAACATACCAGAAATGTTTACTGGTTGGTTGATAGTCCAGCTGCCAGACAGCTGTACTTCAGAAGAATCGCCGCGCCCTTCTCCCTTGATGGTGATCTGAGTCGTATCGTTAATAGAGCCGCTAGAAATTAAAGTCTTAGCGGTGCTGGTATAAACTCCAGCGGGGAACAAAATGCAGGGTGCAGAACCTGAAATGTTAGATACAGCCCAAGAAAAGGCAGCGGTAATTGCAGCGTCAGAAGTGGCATTGTTGTCTTCCATGTACCGACGCACATTGAAAACATAAGTATTTTCAAACGTATCTAGTGCAGCACGCTTCCAAGTGTTACTTGCTGTGCAAGCGTAGATATAGCTTGCGTCCCATGCGATTTCACCTGCCGTACCAGTAGCCGTCGCGGATGCAGGTGTATGGGTCGGGATAATCGGACGTGCGCCAAGCGTTACATTCGCAGCACTAATTGCCGCCATGCTCGTCAACGTTCCATCAGACTGAACCTGCAGGTCAATTTTGCCGTCTTCTTCGGTGTCAGTAGCATCAACAATTGATGCAACAATTGATGCGTAATTTTCCGCTAACGGCGTTCCAGCGTCATTGTTGGACCGGAACGTAATAGAGCTGATGACATCATTGTCTTGACCAGCATTACCGTTGCGGTGGTGATACAGCACAACATCTGCTGCTGATGTTGCTACGTTTTCTTTTGACTCTACGAATAGCGCAGTTGATACTGTTGATTCAGTAACATGCAAGGGATGCAAAGGCGCTCCCTCGTTAACTCCGACACGATCACCCGACACCCTGATTGTGGCTGCTTGAACGCCTGCACTGCTCGTAATAATGTCAAGAATGCCGTCCTCTGTTGTATCACTTGCATCGCTAATTCTCGCCAAAATTTGCGCGTATGCGTGATCTTGACTGTTATCATTGCGACCACGAAACTCAATGTTTCCTAGGTTGTCGTTGTCTGCTGGTGATGCAGAATTGCGATACAGCACAACATCAGGCGCAGTATCCAAGCCAGCATCACTATTTTCAATGATGACTTGATCTGTCGTGTCACTGCTAAATAAATGCAGCTGTGCTGCTGCCGTTCCAGTGCCTAGCTGTAGTCCAGAACTTGTAACGGCTCCAACGTTACTACCACCAACACTTAGTCCAATTTGATCGGCTGCTGGATAGTAAAAGCCTGTTGTCGCAGAATCTGACGCAAAGCTGATGCTTGGTGATGCAGCGGTGCCATCGAGCACATTTCTAAATAAAGCGCCATAACCAATTTTTTTGTTTTTTGAGGCATCATTCGCCTCGCTTACGTCAACAATTGCCAGTGCATCACCAGACTCGACTGATGTGATGTCAATTAAGTCAGTTATTTTTTTGTTTGCCATTTCAGCACGCCATCAGGACACAGGGAACACAATAGCTGCCATCGGCGTGAGTAGCTGAAACCTCAGTGCTTATGACTTTTGCAATAGTTTTACTACGCACAATGTCGTCACCTTGTGGCTTGGCCGTTCCATCGCCTGCAGACATCAGCAAATCACCGCGTGCAACAGTGGTATTTTGCGCAATGCGAATAACGAAGTCGCCGGTCATTGAGAGGTAGAAGTCATTTGTATATTCTTCGTCATCGTCATCCCAGCTTTGAAAAACACCTGCGACATCAACGTCGCCCTCAATTTCGCTAATTTTGCAACGGTTTAACTGCTCATTGTCCTCCTCGCCCCATTCGCACATTTCGTCAGTATTGCTCATGACTGTTCCTCTTAAAATATCAGCTCTAGTGTTGCCGCCAGGCAACTGAGACCAGCGCGAAAGGTGCCCGCCAACATAGGTAACTGCCTGGCCGCTAACAACAACTACACCTTCTATAACACCATCTTGCTTAAACTGAAGCATGTTGCCGTCATCTACAAGCCGATTAAGAATTAATGGTGGTGACGATTCACCCGAGACCTGGAGAAAACCAGTTTCGCTAGCATAAATGCCTCTACTTGCTAAATGTGCAGTCCTATCAACATTGTTGTTAGACCCATCTTGATTGCCTGGTTTTACATAGCCGGACGTTACAGATGCCCCAGGGCCAATACGTACACCCCTATTTGGAGATACGCCCGCTGGAGCGACATTGTATCCAACAGAAACAACAGCTGTGCCATCAATTGCCAAGTTAACTTGGTTGTCAACACTGCTAACAGGCCTGTAAAAGCCTGTATCGTTTGCCGTTCCAAAGGTAATGCTAGGTGAAGATACTGTGCCCTCCTTGGCAATCACACCGCCATCTAGCGTTCTAAGAGGAATCCATGCAGTATTAGTGCTGTTGCGAATTTTAAGTTGATTTGTGCTGCTGTTATCTGCCCAAAACTGGTACGGATATTTTTCAACCATTGTGGTATCTGTATTGCCACTATGATTGCTAAACAATGCTGCTAGGCGCGTATTGATATCTGCGCGCACTGTTGCGCCCGTGCCGTTGTCAACAGTATTGTCAGAAGCTTGCGCCATTTTTAAGCCTGCTTTGTTCCATATCCTACCGCAGTATATCTAAAACGCCTACTGATGCGCTCGTCGCCATCAAACGTTCCAAAAAATTCTATCCTAAAGCCCTGAGCGCTAGGCTCGCCAAGGACAAAGTAATCTCCTGGATTCATGTCGTAAGCAATAATGCCCACTGAAGGCTTTGTATTTTCGTCTGCATAAAACGGATATTCAAAAGGCACGTCTATAGGGGCAAAAGTGCTAGATGTAATTATGTCACTATTTTCAGTACGAGTTTCAAATTTAACGTCAATACCAAGCGATTCTACAACTGGCGTTTGATCAGCACTGTCTGTTGTTAGAACAGCCTTGAACTGAAAATGGCGACCAGCGTAGTTTGTGTTTTCCAGTGGCACCCAAGGCCCATATTGCAGGCCAGAAGGATTTGCAAAAACATCATCTGTTTCAAGTAAAAGAGATTCTGAATTTTCAAGCACTAAAAGAGACTCTAACGAATCATCTGTATAAGTTTTTAAAGGATCGTCAAAGTTAGCGTCTTCGCCGACGACTGCTGTGCGCAAGTAGACCTGAACATCTATGTTGTCGGCAATATCTCCGTCAAAGTCAGACCATGTATTAATTAAATCAAGTCGATCGTCAAATGTGTTGGCTCTGTATACCCCATTGCTGTCTAAAATGCGCTTAAACAATGGGCTATATTTAGCGCCGAAGTCAAAATCTATCGCAAAATAATATGTGCCACTTGTTCGCTGCGTTCCAAAGATAGTATCAATGTTTGCAGATAATGCGTCAAGATCGTCTACTTCATCATCAAACGACGCATCGCCATCAAGAACTAAGCCGTCAAATTCATCGTCATAATATACGCCATCTTTAATGCCAGGGAAATTATTTGCGCCAAGCTGCAATGATTCATAGCTGAATAAAGGTATTTGATCAGGCAGGTCTATAACCGCACTTGCAGCGTTTGCACTTCTAATACCCTGAGGATTTTCAAATTTTACAAAATACTCGCCTTCCATCAATGGCAACAGCGCGTAAGTCGTTCGTGCTTCTACTTTTCTGAGTAAGTTAGATTTGTACCATTCACCCCTGCCGTCTTTTCTTGCGCTATGACGTATCACCGCAACAAACTCATCAAGCGATTGACCGCTGGCAGTTGCTGCCCACCGAAAAATAACTTGATCTTTGCCTGCTGGCTCTAAGGTTACATCTGCAGGGTCAGGCGGCAGATTTGACACTGTTCCACCAACAGCATCAACAGAGCTAATATATTCTTCTGGAGCCACTTGTGCCGCTTTAATTGGTACTGACCTTTTGTTGTCAGGTTCTGGTCCAATTGCATAAATGCGAACAGTAACTTTCTGCCCGGCCAACACTGTGTCATCTATGTCGATGCTGGTATTTGTGGTATTAACTGTTTTAAAGTTTCCGGATTGTCCAATCTTGTAATCAAGTTGATACCTGACCGCTCTCAAATCTGTACCACGCGACCAGGAGACATTTATACGGCTAAATCTATCACGATTTTTCGTAATATCTAAAAAACGAATGTCAACACCTTCAGGCGTTGCGGGCACTTCATCAAACAAGGTGATATCTGGAAAGTCAAGACTACTAGCCTTGCCCTCAGCAACATCATAAATGTTGTCAACATGCTGAACACCTACAATCGAATAGGCGCCGTCTTCGCCTTCTGCAACTGACAAACACCTAAATTTTTGATTCGCAACGCTAGTGTCAGTTATTGTCCAAACAGCATTGTCTGCTGGTGGCTCGTCAAATTTTGGGCTAACAGTAATTGTTGACGTTCCATCACACGTTGCTGCCCGAACTTGCACGCGTCCATCGGGCAAGACAACAGTGAGCTGATCATTGCTGCCAGTTGGCGACGAAACGTCTTGATCTGCAATAATTTTACTCCGAGTTGCGCCAACAATGCGTCCTGCCAATCTTGCTCCTTGACGCATTGCATCAGACACAGCAAAGATTTGACCAGGCAATACATTGAGCCCTTCTAAGCCAACAGAGAATGTTATCGTTTCTCCTTCCAACTCTTCTGATGCCATCATCCATTTCGCCATCCGTTGCGCTTGCGTCTTCGACGTACAACCAAACGCAACAATCTCGCGTGTTTGTAAACCGTACTTACTTATTGCGTCTCTATCCTCAACAATGATGTAATTAGGTTTGTAGAAATTATTTGGATCATTGTATCTTGCAACAACTCTTGTGCTGCGTGTCTTGAGTGACGATCCGCTGTAATTGAATCCACCGCCAACAACATTTGAATTCGTAAAAACATGAATTGGACTAAGATCGCTGCCATCTAAGTTTCCATGATCTGCGGCAAGCTGAATTGTGTCTGATTTCCAAAAAACCATGCCACGAAATACGCTGGCAAGATCTTGAATAACACTGTACGCTTCAGCTTGACTGCTTATGACAGTATTGACAGCAAACCTTGGTTCAGTGCTGCCATCAGGCAAAGTAATCAATTCATTGCAATACTTGGCAATTCCAATTAAATCGACCCAGCTTATATTGTCAGCGTCAATAAAATCACCGGCACCATACCGTTTGTTAACCAGCATGTCATAAAAACAGCAAACAGGACATGTCGTCCACTGTTTTTGTTCTTGTAGCTGCCCGTTAAATGGCAGGCCATTAAATTCTAAATACCCATCCTCATTGACTAAAGCTGTTTCTGGAATTTGCACCTCTAAGCCTTTAACATCATAAGCACGAGATGGAAGCGTTCCAAATTGCTCTGCATCAATCGACAAAGCGGCAACAGCTGAACCCCTGTAATTTACTCTTGTGGTTTTATGTATTGAAATCGATTCCCATCTCAAGCTATCCCGACGGCCTTGCTGCAGTGGTGTCCCCTTTTTTGGTAAATCTTTTAACATAGATCTTTTAATTTCAAAAGCGTCTTCACGGTCGTCAAACTCTAGCTTGCTAACTTTGATATTCCACGGCGCTATTTGACCTGGCAGTTCGTCGTCAAAATTTATCTTTGGTGTTTTTATTTGATAAGAGGAAGTAGAAATGCCTTCTATTACCTGCGGTTCAGGATAAAGTTTTACATAAGCACACGCGCTGCCAATTGACTGAATTTCAATCTGGTATCTTATTTTTGCTGTAAAGAGCTGTCCTCGTGCCAAACCTTCAACAGCAGTTGAATAAAGGGCAGGCACAGTAAGCACTAATTGAACAAATTCAACATCTGGGTCTGTAATCGTTTGTATAACTTGTCCTGCCCCATAGTGTATTTTTTCAACTTCACCATTAACGTCTGTTGTTTCCTCGTAGCTTTTGCCAACCTCTATGCCAACAGTTTGCACTGTAGAAGTTGTTTTTGAATCACTAAGCCTTTCTTGCCCTAACCGCCCTTTTCTTTGTTCAAAATCTGACCTTTGAACGCCTTTGTCAACTGAAGACGTTTCATTTAAGTACACACCTGCCCGCCCTTGAATGCCTTTGATTGGCCCTTCACCAATCAAGTCAATAATTTTGAGAGTTGTTTTTGAATTTAATGCCATGATTTTTACTAAAGAAGATCGTAGCCATAGCCGACTAATTTGAATGTAAAAGGATCTCTAACGCTTGCATCGGTTATCTCAACTTCTACTTTGATGTCGTCCGCGTCTTTTACTTTTGGCAGTTTAAAACGATGACCGTAAACAAAGGGGTCAGAGGATGTTGCATGAAACTTACCCTGCAGCGTAGCGCTTGCACTAGCAACGACTGGTTGGCCAACACCTGTAAGCTTAAATTTTATTGAGTATATTACAAAAGCATCAATTTTTGTTGTTGTTTCGTCACCGACATAATCAAAAAAGTTAGTTGAAATCTCAAAGATAACATCAACTTTTTTACGAAGTTGCCCTTGGACTTCATATTTGTACACAAGGTTATCATTGCTAGCCTTTAAAGTACTTGACTCTTCATCAATTAGCTGGATGAGGCTTGGGCCAAATACCGTGCCAATATTTATTCTTCTATCTTTATCGTTAGCAAAAACTAATTTACTATCTAGTCGCCTTGTTGGCAAATCCCCAAGAGATCGAAGGCTGTTGTTAATTCTTTCACCGTTGATCGTAACGTGTTTACGGCTAAACCTGCCGAGCGTTTTGCGAAGCGGATCTGACTCGTCGCTAATGTCAATATCTACTGAGAGCAAGTGACCACCAGTAATAACACGACCGTAAATTACAGGAACTGTTGCCCCCGTGCCAACAGTGTTTGCCGGTCCGCTAAATGCATAAGATTGCTGTCCTGACGCACCACGAGTAATGCCTTGCGGGCCAGTGCCACGCACATTAGTACCACCATCTAAACGATTTTTGCCAAGTTTTGGTATTTCTGGTTGCGGTGAAATTAGATTTGCTACACCACCTAACACCAAACTTGCGCCGATTGCACCAATCGCAGTTGACAAGCCTCCTACCAATGCAGCACTTGTACTTGCAACGTATGCACCTGCTGCAAGTGAGAACGTAGTAGTAGTCGTAGCCCCAATACCTAGACCTGCTCCTAAAAATCCCCCAGCTGCTGGAGCAAAAACGATCGCCGCTGCGACTAAACCAACGCCAAGCAAAATTCGACCTGTATTGTCACCAAAAGCACCGCTAATAACAGGCACCACCATCAATGGCTTACTGCCAAAAGGCAGTGCCAACTCGTCATATCCCATCGCCGCACCACCTTGAATCACCTTGTATCCAACACCGTTTTGATGCGCTTCCGTTAGATCCTTTTGCAGTGCCGGATAGTTAACGCATAACAGCTTGATCGCTTCTGCAGGTGAACGCAAGTTGTAATACTCGTGTTCTGTACCGTACTTTTCGCCTAACTCACCGCCGAGCATGACCAGTTGCATGGCGATAAACAGCAGATACCCTGTCACGATGATACCGCGTCAACGGCTCAATGGCACTGATGCTGTTCATGCGCTGATGCAAGATGCGATCATCTTTCAAGTAAATCGCTGCATGCATTGGTGTTCTTGTGCCAAGCCGCATGATTAAAACATCACCTTCTTTGCGATCATTGAACGCAACCTCATTGAATTGAAGCGCATTTGCATGACGCAGGAAAACGCTGTCGGTGCGCCGTAAGCTTGCTGGACGCTTAAAATCAGGCAGCTCAACACCTAACAATGCAAAGTAGTCGCGCACTAACGTATAACAATCCTGCTTACCGTATTCCCATCGCTTACCTGTCAGGGATCGATAGTCAACCATTGCTGATCCGGTACAGAGTAAACGTACCATGGCATTTTAGTTTGGCGGCAAGCCTTGCGATCATGCTCGCTAGCTGGTGTCCCCTGTGGATGTGAATGCACAACAGCTTCAATTGTTCCTGCCATCATTGCTCGACCATAATCCACCGGACTAATTACAAACGTATTTTCTGGGTCATCAGCAATGTTGCGACATGGAAAGTAACTGCCATTGACAACTAGTCCTGCTGCTTCTTTAGGATATTGCTGTTCGGCGTGACGTACTGCTTCACGCCTGAAGTCTTGCACCTGGGAAACCTCCAAACGGCAATGTTTGATTAGGAAATCTCAGTTGACAGCTCGACACTCGCTTGCCGCAAGTATCTGCAGCTTTTCTCTCCTCTAAAGTGCCACCAGTAATTAGCTGGTCGTCAATCGTAAAACAATCGTCGCGAACATAAGGACATTCACGCTTTCTGTATTCCCATTGGCAGAATTCAGTCACCGTCCTGCGAGGTAATTGAAGGTTTGTAAGGTCAAGTTTTGCTGTAAGCTCAAACTCAACAAGCTGTAAATTTTCGCTTGAAACACGATCAATGTACCAGGTCTCTACCATCTTTGCGTCAGGATCAGCAGTGTCGTTAAAGGTTTGATAAATCAAACTACCGCCACCTTCTGTAGTCACGTCGTCATCAGCCTCTGTTTGCGAGCCACGTGGTTGATTAAAGTTTACAGGATCCAGGAATTTGGCGAAAGTTCGTATTCTTCTAACCCTTGCTTTTAATGGGTTGTAAAGCGCCAACAAAGAACTAATTGCACCATTGACATTGGCAACCCTTAGTGTTGGACGAGGGAGTGTACCTTTTGATGTAAACTCAAAGCCGTCAACTTCTACAGGTGCTGCGGGATAAGTCTTACCATCAAACACAATATCAGAAACTAAACCATTTTTGCCAGCGTGATACCGTAAAGTGTCGGCAACGCCGTTTCTATCCTCCGTAAGCTTGATTTCAAATAAATCAATAATTGCAGTTGGCGCTAGTGCTTGTAATTGCTCTGCTAACGGCTCAAATGCTTCCCATTCAAGATCACTGGCTTCATTGTCAATAACAGTTGATGTAATCTGACGCGGAAATGCCGGCTCATTGCTTCCAGAGGTGCCTGCAACAATACACTTAAATGCAAGCGTATGACGCTCTTCGCGTGATGCTCTGACGACATCACCTACCGCATAAAACCTGTTTGCTTGCCAAGGGTGGCATGAATATGGAAAAGCCATTAGGTTTCAAATACCTGGATGAAAGTAGCTGAGATATTAAACAAGTTGGAATACGGCATTGTCTTCGTCCATTCCTGGCAGATCCACTTGTAAGTGGTGCTTTCGTCTGGCGGACTCCAGTTGAACGAATCTACGCCACGTCGAAGTTCAAAGAAATCTTCGATACCGTTTGCCTCATCTTCTGTTCTATTCTCCCACTGCAGCGTCCATACCTTGGGATCTTGATTGATGCCAAACGTTACCCGCTGGCTATAGCCTGACCCAAATTGCACCTGCCGCACGCGAGGTGCTGCCCTTTTACTAGCCCCGTAATCAGGAACAAAGGAGAACGTGTTTGACATCAGCTAAGTAAGCCTCCAGGGCGTTTTTGTTTGATCAGCTCAGCCTGAACCGCTGCACCAATCGCAGAGCCAAGTGCCTTTGCATTGGGTTGGTCGCCTTGCACTCTGGAGCCTGATGCATCAACGTTCACTACTACATTACCAACGCCTCCAGAAGCCTCAACACCGAGCTTGCCATTACGACCACGACGCAGCGGCATGATGGCTTCAGGCCCAGCCTCACCCATCAAGCCAGCACCATTCGCCATCGGGAACAGTGTCGGCTTGTTCACGATGCCGCCATATGCAAATGGCACGATCTTGTTCTTTGCAATCACGCCCCCATCAGCAAAGCCTGGTAGGCCTAAGAAGCCTCCAACACCAGGAATTAGCGACAGGCCTTTGAACAGTGCAGCCCTTGCAAAGATGCGAGACAGGTCTTGCAAGATGGACTTTGTCAAATCAGCAAAATTCGCCTTGCCGGTGGCAACAAAGTCTGCAAACACATCGCCAAATTGCTGCACTGCTTGCACGCCTCTTTCGGCTAAGGCTTTGTTTAAGTTCATGGCCTCTTTAAATATCTTTCTGACTCCATCTTTAAATTTGCCGAGAGGTGTCGCGGCTTCCTCAAGCTTTTTCTTGATCTTGTTGTACAGCTCTGGCTGGCCCTCTAAGAGGACTTTCATCTCTTCTAATGTCTTATTGCGTTCATATTCTTCCTGAGTAATCTCGCCGGCCAGCACTCTTGCTTGTTGAATTCTGTCGTTTTTGCGGGCTTCTGCTTCTGCTTTGCGGGCTTCCGCTTCTGCCTCTCTTTCCGCCTCATCGGCACTTTGTTGCCTTAAGTCTCGGCCTCTGACTATCAAGTCAAAACCAGCCTGCTGGATTGCATTTGTTCGCGCAAGAGCATCCTCTGTCTCTTGATTTGCAGTCAAAATATCTAATTCATATGTCAAAGACGACTCAAGGAATTTGTTTTCCTCTAGTCTTGCCTGGCGAATTCGATTCCTTAAGTCCAGCTCAGCCTGCGTCATCATGACTCGTGCTGAGCCAGCTCCAGAACCACCACCATCAGCGTCTGGATCGTCGAAGTCGGTCGGTGTATAAGACATTGGCGCATTAATAGCATGTCCAGTTATCGGGGCATATGTAAT